AGAGCATACTTGTCTGCTCCATTAGGACAACCTCCAGAAACTATTATTAAATCTTCGTTAAACTTTTGACGTAGTTTATATATAGTCTCTTTAATTTTCCTTCTGTTCTCGTAAACTCTACTACCTATTATTCCTATTTTCATTTTCTATCGTAATCATCTTCTATTCTAACTATATCATCCTCACCAAAGTAAGAACCATATTGAACTTCTATAAATACTAAATCATCTAGACTTTTATTTTCTACCCGATGTTTAGTTAATACTGGTATGAATATTGTTTCTCCATAAGTGTGATGAGAAACTTTATCATCTAAAGTAATAGTAGCATTACCAGATACTACAGTCCATACTTCATGTCTTTTATGATGATACTGATAACTTAATCTTCCTCCTGGGTTTACAGTTATCTTTTTAACTTTACAATCACTATCATCAACCAGTATTTCAAATTTTCCCCAAGGACGTTTTTCTATATAATTTTTCACAAACAACTAAAATATCTTTCACCTCTATCACAGAGTATTGTTATAACATTTTTGGAATAAGAATTACTATAAGACCATCTCTCTGAAGCCAATACATTAGCTCCTGCGCTTATACCAACGAATAAGCCTTTTTCTTCAGCTAAAAATCTAGCTTTTATTTTTGCTTCTTCGGTAGGTATAGTTATTACCTCGTCTACGAAATCCAAATCTACTAGAAACTTGCTGCCATCTCCTATTCCTTGAATACCATGAATCCCTTGTTCTCCTCCTGACATGACCGGACTCTCCGCCGGTTCTACGGCAATAATCTTCATACCACTCCAGTGTTCTTTTAATCTCGTTCCGCAACCCATTAAAGTTCCTCCTGTGCCTGTACCTAAAATAAAGGCGTCTGGCGGGTCCAATTCTTTCCATTGTTCTATTATCTCCTCTGCAGTTGTTTCATAATGAGCTTTTACATTTAATTCATTATGGAATTGGTTACAATTAAACCAACCTCTTAACCCTGCTAATTTATTTCTTAATTCTATAGCACCATCAAAATCACCCTCTTCAACTTCAATAAGATTAGCTCCGTAGAACTTAAACATCTTCTTACGCTCTTCTGACATATTAGATGGCATAACTATAAACATCTTATACCCTCTCTCGGCTGCTAACATAGCAAAAGCGATTCCAGTATTACCTGAAGTCGCTTCTACCAAAGTGTCTCCTTTTCTAATAAGTCCCCGTCTCTCTGCATCATTTAATATGTAAGTTGCCATTCTGTCTTTAACACTTCCTCCAGGATTCATGAATTCGGCTTTACCCCATATAGTAAAGTATTCGAATTTAATTGGTAGGAGGGGAGTATTACCTACAAAGTCTGACAATTTTTTCATACTAATTTTCTATTTTCTTTTGGACATAAATCATAATCCTCTTTAAAGGGACAAAATCTACAATTGTTACCTCCAGGTCCTGATACTGCTTTATAATCTTTTACTATCTTTTTACCATTGCTATCAAAAGCTTCTGATATAAAAGCATTAAAGTTTTTAGCAGTTTTATTTATAGATGGTTTCCCATTTGGAGGTGTATAAGTCTGAATTCTTCTTTGAGGAAAATCTGAATCTTCCCAAATTTTTCTCTTTAAAATAAAGTATTCGACTTCTATATCCTTCTCTATTTCATTTAAAGTCATTGTAGGAAATATCCTTTTAAATTGCTTAGAAGAGTATTTCTTGTATAACCTTAATTGGTCACCTTCTTGTTTCTTTTTATAATCATTCCAACCAGTAGTAGCAGTTTTTATATCTATTATTTTTATTTTGTCATGCTCTCTAAGGACCAAATCCATGAAGCCAATTAGTACAACATTAGGATTTGTATCTACTTCTGCCAAAACAGGTAATTCTATTCCTATTAATTCAGTCTTCTTTTTAGTAAAATACTTTCCGCGTCTTTTTCTAAATTCTTCTAGAATAGCTATACCCTGATTACAAAACTCAGTAAGTTCTTCGCGGGATGAAAAATGCTCTCCGGAATTTTTTTTCACTTCTGCAGAATACTCTTTTTTCATAGATTCAGCAAGTATACTAGGCCATTCCATAGACTCAGCTTTTTTTACAGTTTCTGTATACATAGTCTCTAAGAATAGCTGAATACATTCGTGCATAGCATTACCAAAGACATTGTATATGGTTGGGTTCCACTTTCCCTTCTTCTCCAGATACTGAAGTTGCCATTGTTTTGGACATCTCTTAAACATGTTATATTGACTATAACTCACAGAAGTTTTGCCCATCTTATAGACTTGATTATACAAGTCTTTGGTTTCTTGTTGATTCATAAAAACTTTTTAATTTATTCTGATTTGTCTTTTGGTAAAAATTCTTTACTTATATGACCACATTCATCACATTTGAATACTTGCATAGGTACCATAGTTTTTTTACCTGTTGGTGACAAAACTGCAGATAAACTTTTAAATAGAAATACCTGTGTGAATGTTTGATTTCCACATTTTTCACACAGAACATCTGTTAAGTCATCTGGGTTTATATTAAGTTGCGCTTGTTGATTCATGTTTAGACCTTTTTCTTTTCTTTTCATATAATTATCTAGTGTCCTGGAAAGGGTAAACCATCTTTAGCTAATGATGGCTCTATAGTTTCCTTATCTTTTGTCATTAAACATTCCGTAGTTATAATTGTTCCTGCAACTGAACCAGCTTTTTCTATAGCTGTTCTAGTTACTTTAGCAGGGTCTATAATTCCTGACTCTAACATATCAACTACTTTCTCAATTCTTGCATCATACCCTTTTGTCTTCGAATCTTCAGAATGAATACGCATCCAAATTAATTCCCAATTTAGACCAGCATTAGACATTATAGCTTCGAAAGGTGCTTTACAAGCTCTTTGAATAATTTGAGAACCTCTTAATTGGTCATCATTTTCTATATCTACTTTAGCACTTAATCCTGCATGCATTAAAGCAATACCTCCTCCAGGTACTATACCTTCATCTAAAGCTGCTCTAGTTGCACAAAGAGAATCTTCTACTCTAAACTTCTTTTCTTCCATCTCCAATTCTGAATCTGCACCTATTCTACAAATAGCAACACCACCGGATAGTTTTCCTAATCTCTCTTGGAGTTGTTCTGTATCATAATGGGATTCTGAGTCTTCTATTGCTGCAGTGATTTCTCTAACTCTAGATTCTATGTCTTTAGCATCACCATTTCCATCTATAATTGTAGTTCTCTTATTATTGATAGTAACTAATCTTGCAGAACCAAACCAGTTAGAATCGAAGTTAGTCAATTTCATAGCTTTATTAGGACTTACTACTGTTCCTCCTGTTAATACTGCAATATCTTCTAGGTTATCAGTTCTTTTTTCCCCATATCCAGCTGCTTTTACTGCTGCTACATTTAAAGTTCCTCTAGCCTTATTAACTATAAGACCTGCAAGAGCTTCGCCATCTATATCTTCAGCGATTATTAATAAAGACTTACCTGATGCAATACAAGCTTCTAAAGGTTTTACTAAATACTTTAAACTAGAAAGTTTTTCATCTACTAATAATATATTAGGGTCTTCTAGTTCTACTTGCATATTACTTTGGTTAGTTATAAAGTATGGTGAGCAATAACCTTTATCGAATTGTAAACCTTCTACAGTTTCTAAATAAGATTCTGCTGTTCTTGATTCTTCTACAGTCACAACTCCTTCTTTACCTACTTTATCTATAGCTGCACCAATTAACTTACCAATTTCTGAGTCATTATTTGCACTAATTCTAGCAATGTTTTCCACTTCTTTCTGACTTTTTATATCCTTAGATATTTTTTCTACTTCTTCAACTATAACTTTTACAGCTTTATCCATTCCCCTTTTTAGTTCTATAGGGTTGCATCCATTTTCTATAGCTTTAAAACCTTCATTTATGATTTCATCAGCTAATACAGTTGCTGTAGTTGTACCATCTCCGGCTTCGTCATTTACTTGGTTAGCTACTTCTTTTACCATTTGTGCACCTGCATTTTCTAATTCATCTTTTAGTTGAATTTCTTTTGCTACAGTAACACCATCTTTTGTTGAAATATATTCCCCATATTCTTTTTCTATAACTACATTTCTACCTCTTGGCCCAAGCGTAACTTTTACCGCTCTAGCTAATTGATTCACTCCAGATTTAATCTTTAGTCTAGCTTCTCTTTCGAAGTCTAAATTAGTAATGTTAGGGTTCCATTTTTTAGCCATTATTTATCCTCCTTAATTATTGTTAAAATTTCACATTCTTTTATTATATGATATTCTACATCGTCTACTTCTATAAGCTTAGACATATTTTTTTGGTACAAAACTCTATCACCAACTTTACATTGACCTGGTGTATAAGTTCCGCTAACTAGTGATTTCATTCCCGGCCCGATAGCTACTACTTTACCAAATAAATTACTTTCTTTGGTTAAATCTGGCATGATAACACCGCCTGAAGTCGTACTTACATCTTCTTGGGAAATTTCGATAATGATTCTATCTTCTATTGGATTGAATTCCATAATTATAACCTCCTTTTTATTATTGTTTATAACGTTTTTATTTAATATAAATATCAGTATTACTTTTTAAACTCATCACTTTCTAGCAAAATTTTTATTTTGTCTATAAGTTTAAATTCATCTAATTGTTCTAATACTTGTTTTTTAAAATACACATCGTAATCTATTTCAAAGACGTCTTTTCTTTTATCGATATACTTTAAATCTTCTGAATTTAGGCATATAGCTTTCTGTCTTTCTTTTGCTTTTAAATCCTCTTCACAATTACTTTTTATATAAAATAAATAAGGATTGTCTTGATGTGTTATTTTAGTTCCTAATTTTTCATTTGCCCACTTTGCTGCTTTAACATGTTGAGGCATTGTCTTTTCATAATCTTTAAATGGTTTGCCAAAAGCTTTAGATATACCAATAGTTTCATAAGGCTGACTTTCTAATATACTTCTTAAATCTTTAACCCAATTTACATCTAATTGGTCTCTAACAGCTAATTCAGCCATATCATTTAGTTTATCTTTTAAAAATTCTGGGGTATCTTTTCTGATTATATTTAAGCCTCTAATATACTTCTTACCAGTTTCTCTTATGATAGTATAATACCTTTTCTTTGCTTCACTGAAATAAGCATATTCTAAGTCATATTCGAATTTTAAATCCATGTGATTATATTCCAAATCTACTTCTGGATTATACTTCTTAACAAAGTTATTCTCTAAATTCTTATTAAAGCCTTCCAACTCTATATTCATTTGCTCTTCATTCTTACCTTCGGACTTAACAAATATAGAATCTGTATCACCATATAAAGTCTTATGGCCTCTACTAGTAAAATCTACTATAGCATATTTTAAAGCTTGTCTAGCAAAAAATGTAATAGCATCTGCACATTCATAAGAACATAATCTAAAGTAATTAAAGCCCATTGCACCGTAAGCTGAATTAAGTATAAGTTTAAAAGCCCACTGTCGCTTTTTCATAGCTACAGCCATATCACCTTCATAGTTACCAGCTTTTAAATTACTATTTATTTCGACTCTTTTTAAGAATAGCTTCTTAAGTATTATAGGCATTAAACCTAATTTGTGTTTGTGAGAATAGAATAAATATCTCTTACCAAAAAGGTCTTCTTGAAATCCAGTATCTATTACTGGTACACCATCTTTTTCTAATTCAGATTTAACATCTTCGAAGTTTATTCCTAACTTTTGACACTCTTCTTCTGAAGTTATAAAAGTTTCTGGACTGATATTAAATGCCATTATTGTTGTAGGATATAGCGAAGTATAATCCATAACAGTAACATCTTTATGTCTACCAGGTTCTGTAGGGTCTATAACTATAGCACCAGCATATCCACGCCTTTGGATAGTTCGCCTAGTAGGGAATATCATTTTGTTATGAAATTCTTTAACCATATAGTTATCTACAATCATAGACTTAAAGAATACTAAACTTAAAGTTTCTAAATTAGCAATCTGTTGCATTGTTATATACAAATCGAACATTTGTATTTTATCATTTATTTCTTTAAGAATTTCAACATCCCGTACAGCGTATTTAATAAAACCATTATAATCATCTAACCAATCTCGCCAAGTTACGTCTGTAAGTTTATCGTAGTTTTCATCACCAGTTATTTCTTTTACTGCTGTTGCCAATTTCCAATTAGGAAGGTTGTAGCCCATATCTTTTAGACCTTCCATCATATCAACATGGTCTAAACCTCTTATATTAAATCGCCAGTAATCTCCACGTTTTCTCATATAGACATCTTCTACTGGAGACATCTTTTCAAATGGTAATCCTAAAACTTTACACCTATTAATTATGTAAGGAACGTCAAAGCCACCTGAGTACCAACCAGTAAGAATATCTACATTACTAACACTAAGTAAATCTAAAAATCCCCAAATAACTTCTTCTTCAGTCTTACTAAATACATAAGTGACATCGCCTTTATCTACGATTTTAGGTTCTTCGAAGTCTTTAGTTTTTTCTGGGTGCCAAGAGAATACAAAATACCTTTCTTTCTCTGTAGAATAAAGCACGATAGAAGTTATTGGCATTAGAGCTTTTCCTGGAGAGTTTTTAGAATTATCAGCAGGGTCGTACCAAGTTTCAATATCAAAATACATTATGTGTCGTTTATTAGACCACTGTAAATTGTTATCTAAAACATATTTGAATTCTGGTTTAACATCTGCTTGAAAAATTCTATCTCTAAAAGTCCTATCTATATTATTCTTTTCTTTTATAGAAGAGTAATATATTTTATTAACTTTTTCCCCATTCATACTATCGTAGAATTTGGTATCCCCACAATCAAAAGCCCGCTTATCTTCTATATCGTCTAAATGATTTGCATTGTAATAAAAATAGTCTCTATAAGTGTCTACTTTTTTTACAAACTTTCCTTCTTGGTTATATCCAAATTGATGGATATTCCAAACCCCTTTGCCAAACTTGGCAGCTATTCTTGATAATTTAAATTCTTCCATATTGTTATATATTTATACCTAAATATAAGAAATCTTTTTCACTTTCCTATGCTATTTTTTAATTATTTTTGAGAAAGTTATTAACAATTACACCAGCTTCTTTTAAGAATTCTAAGCCATTTGGTTCGTAATTATCTCTATAAACTACTCGCTTTATACCAGACTGATGAATAAGTTTAGCACAGTTTCTACATGGAGCAGTTGTAAGATATAGAGTAGCACCTTCACAAGAATTCCCATACTTAGCACACTTCAGAATTGCATTTGCTTCTGCATGAAGAACTTCCCATTTAGTTTTATCATCTACTTCACAATCATTTTCGAATCCAGAAGGCATTCCATTATACCCATCTGAAATAATCTGAGTATTCTTTACAATAAGTGCACCTACTTTCCTCCTTTTGGCATGGGACAATTGAGCCCAAGATTCTGCCATTTGAATATAAGTTGCGTCTTTCTTATTTAGTTCCTGTACTTCCAAATCCTCCATCTCCTCTATTAGATTCCTCTTCATATAAATTTTCTTCGCTAACTTCTTCTAGGATTGGATTTCCTAATTTTAGAAGTACGAATTGAACTACTTTATCTCCTGGTAATAATTGTGTATACTCCTGACCTATATTTACCAAATGAATATGAACTTCACCTTGATAACCACAATCTACTACACAAGCTCCAACTTGTAATCCTTTTTTAGTGGCTACTCCTGATTTGTTAAATGCTACTAAAGCATAACCTTCAGGAACGTTTACTTTGATTCCAGAAGCTATTAAGCAACTATCTCCTGGTGTTAGTGTTATTGTACCCGCAGTTTCAGGAACAAAAAAATCTATTCCTGCATCTGTATTATTTGCTCTCTTTGGTGTTTTTACATCCTTAACTTTTGCAAATTTCATTTTAATCTCCTTACTTATTTTGTTTTAATATACCTTTTTCATTTTCAAATACATGTAAAGAAGTTATGTGCATTTGAAAAAATCCTAATTTAATATCCTTCCACTTCAATTCTAGAGGTGGATTATCATTATCTTGTCTCTTAAGAAAGTCTGCTTTTTCCAATTCAATCTTTTTCAATTCTTCTAGAATAAAGTAAGCTTTTCTGCAAGCCATGTATATATCATCTCTGAAGTGTCTTAGAAAATCACAAGACCTTATGTAATATATTATATGTAAAAAATCATTTCTTACAATAAATTGATAACCTAAAGTACAAGGAACTCTTTCACCATGAACTGCTCCTGTATCTTCAGGAAACCATATAGGTAAAAAAGCTTGTCTTGTTAAAGGCTCTTCATATAGTAATCTTATAACATCATCTAAATTCCCATACTTATATCTCATACCTCTAAGTTTATGAGGCCAAATTCTTTCTGGATAAGTGTGAGAAAACTGTTCATCTGATTTGAATTTCTTATTATTCTTTTGGGCAAAGGGCCACCACTCATTACTTGGTGGAGGGTTTAGAGGTAGTCTACCAATCCTCTCTTCAAAGTGGTCATCAGCCCAAGGTAAATTTGGATTAATGTCTAATTGCATTTGGCTTACATTCTGAGGCATTTTGAAACCAAAGCTATGTCCAAATAGTTCCCACATACCTTGGTTCACATCTATAGATTGCCAACGGCCGGAATTTACTACTTGACCTAAATTATACAACTTTTCTTTAGTTGCTTTAATTGCTATATCTGCCGATTCATAATACTGCATGTTGCATACCTTCTTTAAATAATTTAATAACCTTTTTTCTATAATCTAAAGGCTGAGTTTTAATACTCTCATTCTTTAATGGAGCTTTGCTTCTATCTACAATCTTCTTAGGAACCCAATCTCCAAAAGTAGTTTTAAGAATTTCTTTATTCATTCTTTCCATTCTAGTACAACCTAAAGCATACCTAATAACATCATGACCTAAAAATGGATTTCTCAATTCTATTGTATGGGCCATAGACATTCTATCGAGTCTTGGTAAATGATAGTAAGTTAGTTCGTGGTATATATCAGAACCTTGCGAATCATATTCACTAATTCTTCTATAACCACCAAATAATTCATCAGCACCATCACCTGATAAAACTATCCTATGTCCAGTTTTTGCTACAGCATCAAACAAATGGAATTGTGGTATTACAGAACCTAAGTCAATTGGAGTTTCATTCCATTTACAATAGATTTCTTTTAACATACTCTTATCGTTTAAATCATAAGTAAGTTTATTAACTTTTATACCATAGAAATCTTCACAAAGTTTTATGTATTCAGATTCTCCATTCTCAATAGTATAATAAGTAACGTCTGCACCTTCCCATTCTAGTATTGATGTTATGATAGTAGAATCTAATCCTCCAGAAAGTAAAACTGATATTGGATAATTCTTAGATAGTAACCTTCTTTTAACAGAAGTTTTTAGAATCTCTTTTAAATCTCCAGATTTTGGAGTAAATATAAAATTATCAATAGTACTTACTATTTTTGAATCATTTTTCCAAGAATAAATCTTAGTAGGATTTAATCTAGATATACCACTCCAAGGAGTTTTAAGGTCATGATTATATCCCCACTTATTGATAGAACCAAAATAAGCTGGGTCTATTAAATTGTTATTATGGAGTGGTTTTATTTCTGAACATATTTCATAATCTTCATTTATGTACAATTGTTTTTTACCTAATGGGTCTGTAAAACATATAAAAGTATTTGTACTCTTATTATAATAAACTATAGACCAAAACCCATCCCAAGATTCATACTCTTTAAACTTATGTTTTCTGAAGTGCTCTAAATCTTTACAATCAGCAAAAAATGTTTTTAAGTATTCAGTATCAGAACTGTATTTGTCGGGATAATTAAATATCTCACCATTAAATAGTAAAATACCATCATCAGATTCTATTGGCTGTTTCCATTCATCATTATCTCTAGTCTGAATAGGTAATCTGTGATGTATAAAATGTTTATCGTCTTTACTAATGTAATGACTTTCCGTTCCTCTATGTTTTATCATAGGACCTCTTTCAGGTCTATTTGTAACTAATATTCCACACATAATTTTTTAAATCTATTTACTGATTTTTCATCGAAAGCATTATAAAACCTTTCATAACCTACACCGCTATCTTTAAGAGCTTTTAAAAATGTATCAAAAGAATTTAATTCAACATCTCTAGGAACATCGTCCCAAATATCTTTATAGCCTCTTTGTTCTGGATTTTTACCAACAACATAAATTATTTTAACGTTTTGGAATAAACCATCTTTTATAAAATAGTTAAATTGGTCCATAGCTTCTTCTTGGGTTATTCTCTTTTGGAATACTCCCCAAGCTAAAGCTGTTATAACACCTCTATCCATATAGGTACTATTAAGATAACCATTTTTATTAAGTTCGTGAATCATAATCTCTTTGCCTAAACCTAAGCAATGACCATCAGTACACGTTTCTTTCAATCCAAGTCTTTCAAACCATCCTGTAAAAGGAAATTTGAAAACTGGAGTTTCTAATTGACTCAACAAAAATGTTTTGCCACTATTTCTTGCACCTTCTATAATTGTTAACATAATCTAAATATAATAAAAATTTACGACTTTTAAAAACTTTATTAAGGTTATTTATAAGCACAATGCCTACAACCACTATTACAGCAATAACCTCTTTTTTTGTGATACTCTTCAGTAAAAACTACTTTACCATCTTCTTCATAAAAATCTTCGCGGGATGAAAAATCTTCTTCAAAATTTTTTCCGAGAAACTCCTTTAAGTATAATTTCTGTACCCAATCAAACAATTTCACAACTCCCGCCAGCACACGCTAATTCACCAGTAAGATTTGTCTCATCTTTTTCTTCGATAACTTTTGATAAATCAACATTCGTTAAAGATTCCATCATCTCATTATACTTTTTTTCAGTGATATCTTCAAATGGGGCTTGAGTGTAGCTCCCTCCGTCATATGGAAGTACTGATAAACCATTATAGGATTTTCTATTCTCCCACATCCACTCTCCTGCTAAATCCCAATCGTTTTCTTTTAAAGAAATTGTTGCTGAAACATTATGAGTATTCGAACCATTTCTATGCCCAGAAGCAACCCATTCAGTAGCTATTTTTTTAACTCTTTCCAGTAGTTGGAATGGAGACTCTGTTCTAAGTATTGCGCCTTTAGGGGCTTTTTGTGGTATTTGAATCACAGCAGTATCATGTGGTCTGAAGTACTCATCTTCGACTAATTCAGGATGGTTTTCATTTAGATAACCATATATAGATTCGTTCTTACCAACTCTAATTCTACGAATATAATAATCGTTATGCCAAGCGTGTATACCAGAACTAGTTCCTAATGTTAGAGAAGTAGTTCCTGCAGGTTTTACAGTTGTACATCTAGCGGCTTTATTTATTCCTAAAATCTTTGATACTCTAGTATTTTCTCTTTTAACAATACTAGCTGCTTTTTTCATGTCATAACCTAGAACTGTACCAGAACCTATACCAGTCATACTCACGCCTATTAAAGCATCTTTTTCTGTTGTCTCTTGCCATATAGGTCTTAAATAGTGAAATTCTGTATATCCTGCTTGGAGAGTTCCAATAAATGCAGCAGCTTTAACTCTAGAATTTAAATCTTCTTGTGATTCTATATTTGAAACATTTACTTCACATAAGTTACAAAATTGGAAAGGTCTTAATGCAATTTCACAACAAGGATTAGTTCCCCAATCTTTATCATTATTAAGATATATACCAGGTTCACCTGCTCCTGATAGTTCTACTCTTTTCCATAAGTCCATAAAAAACTCTTTAGTTATTTTATGTCTCATAAGTACTGCAGAATTATTTGCTCTACCTCTCTGTGCATTTAATTCCCACCAATTACCAGATTTACACCCTATCATTTGGTCATCATCTGCACTAAATAAACTGATAAGTGCTGCTCTACGAATACCACCAGCTAATACAGCATCGGCTATGTGACAAACCATGTCGTGAGCTTCTAAAGTAGTTATACTATCTCCAGTTTCTTTCTGTTCTAAAATCCCAGTTAATTTTAAAATACATTCTTTTAATGGTTGAGGTCCAGGAGCTTTACCACCTGAAGTTACTAACCTAGAACCTTTTGGTCTGATATCTGAATAGTCAAATTCTACTCTACTTCCACCACCATTCATATATGACTTCATAAGAACTTTAATAGCATCTGCCCAACCTTCTATTGAATCTCCAATTAAAAACCTTCTAGTTCTTTTTGGATATGGTTTATTTATTACTGGGAGTTTTTCAACGTGATGTTTCTGAACCGAATAGCCTACTCCTGTACCACCTAATAATAAAAACATTGTTTCCGAAAATGAATCAATAGAATCTATTGGAAGGTATGCACAATTATAAACTCTATTTGGACTTATTTCAATTGGCTTTCCTGCAAATTGCATACTCCTCATAGATGGAAGTACTTTCTTTTCAAATACAAATTTGTAAGCTTCTTGAATTTCTTCTGTTAATTTGGGGTATTTCTTTATGTGCATATTCACATTTCGAGTTACTAATTCTTCCCACGTTTCTCTCCGGTTTAATTCCGGTACATACTTAGCATACTTCATGTAGACAGTAATGTCACTAAGTATTCTTGTAGATACTTCCATTTCTAAATTCCTTCTAATTTTTTATATTTTTTTGAATACCCAATAACCTTTATTGTTTCTGAGCTCAAATATAATTATCAATATATGAATATATGTTTAGTCCTTTTTATTATTTAATTCGTTAAATTTTTGTTTCAAAACTTGTCTTACATATTCATTACTATTATTCATCTCATTCTGTGTTTGTTGTCCTCCCAAAGAAGTCTGTTCGAAGATTTCTATCTTACCATTACTAGCATTTATTTTACTAGGAAAAGTAATTCCGTCGGGACCAAACCTATTCTTAATAACGTGCCATCTTCCTGTTCCTGCTAACTTATCTTCTATCTTTCTACTTAAAGAAACTACAAAATCTGCAGTCATTATTTTTGTATAAGATTCGGCTATTTTTTCTGCACCAATCACATCATCTTCTAATGCACTTCTATTTGCTTGGGATGCTGTCCATATTGGTACTTCTTGTTCTCCAGCTAAACCTCTTAAGTCTTCGTAAATATTCCCAAGTATGTGTCTCATCTCTCTACCTCTACCACCAATATCTCTTAGCAGGTCCGCGTAGTCAACTACAACTAAATCTGGTTTTTGTCCATGGATTTTACACCTTTCTATATGAGCGGCAAGACCACTTACAGAACAAGCTTTAGTTGGAAAGTACTTTATAGTAAGATTTCCTTTAATGTGTTTAAGCCTTTTTTCAACTTCTGGAATATGGTATCGTAAATCTTGTGCTGCTATACCAGTAAAAACTGAATCATATCTTAGACCAACATAATGTTCATTCAGTTCCATAGTGTAGTGTATAACATTCAGTCCTGCTTTTAAAGCTGCAACTCCAATGTTTACTAAAGCCCAAGATTTACCAATACCAGAAGGAGCTACCATAACTCCTAACTCACCTTTGCCTAATCCACCATCGGCAAGGTCATCTATAATTTCCCAACCTGTACTAACAGAATTTCTAACAGATTCTTCATACCTTAAACTAATTTCATTCTGGTAATCATGTCCTATATTCCTTTCACTACCAGCTTTCATTGCTTCATCTACTCTACTCTTTATACCATCATAGTCTCCAGCTTGTAATAAATCTACCGATTCCATTATAGCTGCTTTTAGTACTTGATTCTTACAAAAGTCTAAAGCTTTTTGTTTTACGAAATCTCTATCCGTAGTTTCTAGGTTCTTATATACGTCTTTTAAATGCTGTACAACGGTGGTTTCTAGCAAGTCATTATCTATATCTTTTATTTTAACTTTCATTACCTCCATAGTTGGAGAGTCTTTGAATTCTATAAAATAATCTTTTACTGACTTTACTATAAATTGATTTGCCTCAGATTCAAAAAATCTAGGTTCTAGAATATCACTAATCTGCTGTAGAAAGTGTTTATCTGTAAATAATAGAGCTATAATTTTTATTTGGAAATTGTAGCCCCAATCTGAAAGTTTGTTGGTCATAATTTTTTCTAATCGTGTGTCATACTAGCATAAACGTCTAGACTAAAAAAGGTTTCTTTTAGCCAAAATTCTGGGCTTTTAACTAGCCAGAGTCTATCTTCTAATATGAACTTTAAAAATTCATACTTTATCATTCTTTGTACAGGCTTCTGGACTATGTATCTGATGGATTCTTTTATAGTACCAGAAATATCTGTTTCTTTAAGCTGCATTAAATCGTAATTTAATTCTAGCTTTTGTGTAGATTCTGAAAGCTTTGTCATTATAGCATTAGAATCTTTATTGTCTTTTATATAAGTAAGGATATCCTTTAAAGATATTTCCTTATCTTGAAATAAAATAGGTATATTCTTTTCTAAAGTTTTTTTACCTAAGCCTTTTATACCGGGGACATTGTCGCCTTTGTCTCCCATTAAGGTTTTATATAGTATATAGTTTTGACTGTTACAGCCAAAAGTGTCTTTAACATTTTCTTTAAAAAAGAATTTTTTCTTAGTTGGGGCCCAGACTACAACACGGTCATCGACCAGTTGGAGAAAGTCGGTATCGCTAGACATTATAAAGCATTGGCTTTTTGGATAGACTTGCTGACATATATATGCAATTGCGTCATCAGCTTCGATGTTCTCTGTTGCCATAACCGTGACTGGTAGCTTTTCCAGGTATTCTACCAATCTTTGAAGCTGTTGACCCATAGCAACCTTCTCGTCATCTACAGAAGTGAAGTTATCCAATCTAGTTAACCTGCGGTTAACCGCTCGATTAGCTTTGTAATCTGGGTACATCTTTTTCCTTCTCTTACTACCACCTTTACCATCAAAGCATATTATAACCCTAGTAGGTTTTATTTGCCTTATAGCATGGCCTATTGAAAGTAAGAATCCTTTAATCCCCCCAACATGTATACCATCCTCGTTCTTGGATGGGTTGATGGTAAAACTACGAATGAACGTGTTTAAACCATCTATTAATAAGACTCTGTCATCAGAGCCTTTAGATTTTAGACTAGTAGGCTTTAGCCCACTTAGCATTTCTTTATAAGCTTTCTTCATAAGTAAATATTTTTTTAGATTGTATACTACAATATACGAAATCTTTTCGACATAAAAAAATAATTTAGGTGACAATTTGTCAAATTAGCATGACTATTTGTCACCCAAATTTTTTGCCAGTGGGGAGGGTTTTGCGTTCACCTGATGCCGGTCTTAGGATATATTAACTCACCTCCCTTGGACTTATTTTATCCTGTAGGAACGTCGTCGTTTCCTATTTCAATATCATCGATACCAAGATTCTCTGGTTTATACTTCATAATGTAATTATCACAAATTTTATCGTAAATTTCTTCTTTTAATTCTAAATTTCCTAGTAATAGTTTTTCAAAATCTTTAGACATAAATTTATAATCTTTACCATTTTCATCTGTATAGGTATACCAGCTACCTCCTTGTTTAACTAAGTTATGGTTCTTCATAACATGTAGCCATCCACCAAAATCATCAACACCTTTTTCAAAGTATATATCAAATTCTGCTGTTCTTAATGGAGGTCCCATTCTGTTCTTGACTACAACTGCTTTAGTTTTAATACCAACTACATGGTCTTTACCATTAATCTTAGTTTTAATCTGTCCAGCAGCTTTTAGTCTTAATCTACAAGAACTGTGAAACTGTATTGCTTTTCCACCACTTGTTGTCCAAGGGTCTCCAAACATAACCCCTAGTTTTTGTCTAAGCTGATTTGTAAAGACTAAAGCTATTCTCTGTCTACCAATCATTTGGGTAACTTTTCTCATAGCTTTAGAAAGTATGATAGCTTTCTGTGTTGCATAACCAGCTTGGTCAAAATCATCTGCTTGTTCTACTTTAGTTGTTGAACCAGAAACTGAATCTACTACTATAGTTACTAGTTTATCTTTGTCAGATTCTCTAACTTTAGTAATAATACTTTCTATTACTTCAAAAATATCTTCTATAGCTTCTAGTTGAACGTATAACATATTCTTAGCATCTACACCGATAGCAGCAATAAACTCTTCGTTCATAGCATTTTCGGTATCTATATAAACTGCAAGTCCACCTTTCTTTTGGGTATTCGCTAACAGATGGGCAGCAAGCAGGGATTTCCCACTTGCTTCCATACCTGTCAGTTCAGTAATTCTTCCTACTGGAATACCACCGTTGGGCCGATTTGAAATAGCTAAGTCAAGCATTGATGAACCTGTTCCAATCCACTCCGTCAAATCTGTTGGAGTTTCTTCGCTCCCATCTAAAAAATATGCAACTTTATAATCTTTAAACTTTTTGTTTAAAGAGTCTGCTAAAATAGTTGCCATTTGGTCTCTTGTACTTTTTGCCATTCTAAATCCTCTTACTGATTAAATAAATCGTCAAATGCTTTGTCGATATTATCATTACTTTTAGCCGCAGCAGCAACTGGTTGTGCAGTTGGTTCTGAAGCATTTTCACTACCTTCACCTAACCATTCTTCAAGAGCTAATTTTAAATCTTCATAAGATGATTTTCGGTAAACTTCATAAATTTCTGACTGACCACTTACTATCTTTTCTGCGATATTCTTATCTTCAGTAGCTGGTGTTTGACTTGGTTTAACCATGATAGAAGTTTTAGGCCATTTTTCTGCACCTTCTGGTGGAGTAAAAGTAACTTTAATATCTCTACCGTTTGTTAAATCTGTAACATCACCATAATCTGGGTCAGCAATAAATTCTAAAAGTTCTTGGTATATTTGTTTTCCAAATCCCCAAAACTTAACACCTTCTGATTCTTTTCCTCTAACAATAACTGGAACAAAAGTTCTCATTTTTGGTTCCATTTTTTTAGCTAGTTTCCAATCGTCAGAATTACCTGTAGCTTTTAGTTTATCAGAAAACTCAGCAATTGGGTCATTCTCACCGAATGTAACTAAAGATAAGTAATTTTTCTTACCTAAGTCGTAGTGAAAGAATAACTCAATAAATGGGTTTTCTTTATTAAATTGATAAGGAACTATACGTATAGTATTTTGTCCCGGTTCTGGTTTCCATAATAACGATGTCTTGTTATTAGTAGTTTGTAAGCTTCCTAGCTTACGTCTGATTGCATTAATGTCAATTGCCATTTTGTAATCTCTCCTTTGTTTTTGTTAATAATTATTAAATATACGAAATCTTTTCCAATTAAAAAAACTTTAAAAGGGTTTTTTCTTTGGCTTTCGCTTCAACCACACAATCGAAATCCCAACCGTAATCTTTTGGTTTTTCGAGAATATAATCTGAATGAGCTTGTGGTTTAATAGACTCGTCCAGTTTTTCTTTTGCTCTAGATTCTGAATAGTGTGTACAAGGTCTTATGCCTTTGGGCCAAGTACTTAATGCTAATTTTAGAGCTTGTTGTTCTGTCATATCCCCAGTACAGAATTTGTGATGGTGATAGTCGAACACTATAGGAATACCAATAACTTTGTATACACCTTCGTACAAATCTAATACAGAGTACATACTAGCTTTATCGTCGTTTTCTACTGTAAGCCTTTTAGCAGTACAAGGTAATAAACGTTTGTAGTTTTTACAAAACCTTTCTAGTGCAGAAGCTTTGTCGCCATAAGCACCACCAACATGTATATTAATTTTTGCTGCTGGTGATTGTGGTAGACCCATTAAGTCCATAATTTGACCTGCACGGTTTAGTTCTACAAGACTAGATTCTACTACTTTTTCATTTGGAGAAGCTAATACACAGAATTGTGCTGGATGGAAACTTAAACGTTGACCATACTTTTTAGCTAGATTACCTGCACTTTTTAAAAGAGTGCATATTTTTTTGTAATCTGGTAATTCTGTGAATTCGTATTCTGAATCCCAAGGGAAAATTCTAGAAGACATACGATAGACTTTTATGTCTTTTGTATGGTTCCACTTTATTATTTCTATTAAATCTTTAATGTTTTGTATTGCGATTTCTGAAACGTAAGGAAGACCTTTTGCATCGAAAGTACGACGAATCATACCACGACCAGTGAAGATACCTTTACTTTGAAGTTCCGTATTGATACACGCATAACCTAAATTTACCATAGTTTACTTCTTTATTTAATTCTTAGTTAGTATTTATTATTTGCTATAATATAATAAATCTTTTGCAATTACCACGATGTTTTACGGGTTATTTTCAAAAAAGTTATTAACAATTTATTTTTTAATTTTTATTTTTTAGTCTATAGCATTACCCATATCCAAATTGAACCATGAACTCCAGTTGGAGAATGGTCTTGTATATCGACATCTTCAATATACTTTTCCATCTTCTTTGCAGCTTTACTAGCTCTCCTTCTTGCGTTTTCTGTTTCTTTCTTTAGAATATCTCGACCTGCTTTAGTTACTATTTGTGTTCCTGCAGAAGGATAGTCTTTAATTGGAAATTCAAACCAACTACCAACACCTTTAGCTTTTTTAGCGTGTACACCACCATACATTTTTGCAATCTTTTGAACCGCTTTCATCTGGTCTCTGATATCCATGCTAGATATATTTTCTATTAAGTTTTTTAATTTAATCATTTTAATGTATCACTTTTTGCTTTACAAGAATCAAGTTCTAACTTTAATTCGTATGCTACTGACCTACACAATTCATCTTGGAAATCATAAGTAGCTTTATCAGATTTCATTTGTTCTAGTAGTTCAGCATTTTTTGCTACTTGTTCGTCATACAATTTACTAGATACTACACATGAACTTAATGTTAATAGTATCGATATTATAAATAGTTTTTTCATAATCTATCTACTTCATTTTATTAACAAATTTCTTTAGGGTTTCTATCATCTTTATGGTATCTGGTACTGTTCTGTGATAAGTTTCCGCCCACTTTAAAGTCTTTTTATGTTTTGCTTTATCAATATCACTAGCTAAAGAATTCAGTGCTCTTGCAAGTTGCCAGCCAGGAGTATTTGTATCCTCTTCTTCGCTTAACTGGGTTTCTCTTATCCACTTACCGTGATTAAAAGTACCATTTTTGTTTACATATTTTCCCATTTTTATTCTTTGCCTTCTGCAACTGAAGCTTTCCGGTAATCAGTTACTAATTTTTTAATTTCACCTAAACCTTTTCTAGCTCTTGTTCCTGCAGCTTTGTTTCCTTTTTCTGTAAATTTTCTATGATTCTCTTGGAATGATTCCCATAGGTCATTCAAATTATTGTATAATTGAGTTGTACTCATAACATTTTCTCCTTTTATATAAATATCAACGTTTTACTTTTATATGGATAATTTCATCAACTTCTGTATTAATTCTTTTCAAACCATCTTCTGTGGTTGTAAGTATACAGTTTCTGTAATTTTCCCATTCTACTTGAAAAGTAGTATCAAGTACTCCGTTATTAACTGTTCGTATTAGCTCATTCAGAGCATTAATTGTATAGAGACTATTTGTTAACTTCTTTCTGTGTAAAGATATTGTATTATCTAAAATCACAGTAGAAGGTCTCTTCTCTATATTGTATGTACACATAAGTTCACGATTGTCATCCGCATTCTTTAGCACAAAAATTTTGTTGTAAAGTACATCGTAAGTTTCTATTATAGTGTCAACTGTTTTTGTTAACGTTTTTCTTACTGCGAATGTACAAAGTAGTTGTGTGTTCATTATGAATATACTCTCTCTGTTGCTTCTTTTAATCTCTTAGCCATTTCGGGGTGCAATTTCATTTCAAATTTGATAGAGCTTCCACCATAACCTCTTCCGTCTTGGCGTATTACTATATTAGAGACTTTAACATCTTCTTCGCCTTCTACAGCGTATGCTAAATAAGGTTCTCCCTTTTCACTTCGTTTTACTGTTAAGTTTTCTTTCAAAGATTCAAAATCAGATGTTCCGAAAACGTCTTTCATTGTATCTTTATCTAAAGACATATCGCCTATAGCCATAGTCTCTTCACCTTCTGATACAGCTTTTAAAGGGAATTCATTTTTTATTTCTTTGACTAATTCAGTTTTTACTTTTGGATTAGTATTTATTTCATTTATTGCATCATCTTGCATTTTTCTATGAGCTTTATCATCTTCTTCTAAATACTTTTTAGCTTTTTCATTTCCAGCTTTGGCTTCTTCTTTTATAGCTTTTAGTATAGATTTAGAATTACTTCTACTACCTCTTCCTTCACTAGCAGCATCTATATTTTTAGCTAACTTAGTTTGCATATCTTTAGAAAGTATATCCTTAGCACCTTTTGCTAATCTTTGCCTTTCATTTTTAGCATAAACTTTTGGGTCTATTGAAGAACCTGCTAATTCTGGGTCCCATTTATTAACTAGGTCTCCAGTTCCTGAATTTAGAAAGTTTATATTTTTATCTTTCTTAAGAGAAATTTCATCTAAGATTTCCTTACCATCAGAAGTTTTAACTTTCATATACATATCTGTAGAAAAGCCTTTATTTTTTTCATAATCAGAAAGGCCCATTGCTTCTACTTCTGATTTTGCATCCCAAGCAGAACCTATGACTTCAGCATCTTCTCCATATTGTTTTTTTACTCTATCTAATATAGCTTTTCTAGAGTTCTTTGTTGCTTTTATCCATGATTTTGTTACTATCCGTGTTCCTTCTTTTTTCAAATCTGGATTATTTTTAACTTGTTCAGCTACATGATTTTCTATAGTTGTTGCAAACTTATCAAATTCTTTATCGGACATTGAAGAACCCATCATAGTCATTAATTCTCCTGCTTGAGCACTAATTTGACCGGCTCCACCTTGTATATCAGAAAAGTGTCCCCATTTTTTTGTATCTTCTGTAACTTTAGTATTTACCATTCTCTCTAAAGCTTTTAGATATCTTTTTGGAAATTTTGGATTTTTTATTAAATCGTCTGAAAACTTTAATGGCTCAGGTGGTATAGGTATTGCATTAGCTTTATTTTTTTCTTCAAAACTATCATCATCAGGTTCCATATCTCTACTAAACTCTTGGGATTCAGATGGACTTCCTTTCTTAAGAGTTTTATCTTTTCCAGATATAACTCTTTTTTCTGAATCTGGTTCCTTTTTAGACTTACTTTCAGGGTCTGCTTCTCCAGCAGTTGTTTCTTTACCACCAATAGTTACTGCAGTTGTTGGTCTCATTTTATGTTTAGATTTATATTTTAAGAAAGAATCTTTATTTTGGAATTCTATTTCAGAAATATATTTATGAATGAAATCTTCAGAATACTTATGGTCTCGGAGAGTCTGTTCGAGGACTTCTAAGTGGTCACGATTCTTAGGGTCAGGCATACCATCATTGACTTGCCATGCCCAATCTTTAACTAACTGATTTATCATAAAACGCATACAATTTTCCTATCGTATATAAATATCAAGAAATCTACTAAAACGGTAAAGTTTTTAGGTCATTATAGTTGTTTCCATAAACTATAGTAGTTGGAAATCTTAACACTTTTTCTATAGATTTTATTAGTTTTTTACCATCTTTTGGGTTAAAATCTATAAGGAAGGAGTCGTAAGTGTACAAAATTAATTTTGAATCATAACCATTTAATTCCTTAAAAAGTAATTTTATCATCTCTACATTAGATTCTGTTTCGAAAGCTTGTATCTGATAATTAAATAATTTTTGTGGATTAACATTTTCAAAACATTCTTTATATAACTTTCTTTTATATATAGGAGTTTCTATATAACCCTTCTTATTATAAATATCCCAAAGAGAAAAAATATAATCTTTTATACCATCAAAGAATGGTATCTTTTTAAAGTTTTTTGGTATTCCACCATAAAGTAGTCTGAAAGACATTGCTTTAGACATTTCGTAATCTTGTGGGGTTAATTCTTGCTTTCCAAAATACTCTTTTCCCAACTGTTCGTGGATAGAATTATTATCGAATTTGTACTTTGTTAACTCTGCTATAAGTCTAAGATGATATGCATCGAAATCAAATTCTATTAAAAGACCTTTATCAAATCTACTTATAAATCTTTTCCTAGAACCATCGTCTTTATTCAGTGCAGCGTAATTAATTCCATTGTTTGCATTAGAAGGTCTACCAGTTAGAGTGTAAATGTTATACTTTGTGTATTCATAACCATCTTTTGTGTAAAGGCCATTAGATTCTATATTACTAAAAACTTCTGCTAAATTCTTATAGTTTTCATAAACTTTAGAATCTGGGTTGTCATAATCATTTAGTTTTTTTCTTAGTAAATTTAGACGTTCTTTGTGTTTTATTTCTGGAATTATAGAATTTATATCAGACCTACTCCAGTACTTATTTTCAAAAAACTTATGTGCTGAAGTAGTTATTTCTTCAGTATTCAAAGACTTTCCTAAATTTAAGTATGAAATTAATTTTAATTCTTTTTCTATATTTTCAATCTGTTCTACAACCATGTTCTTAATATAAGAAAAAAAATCGAATAAAAAAAATTTATTAGGTGATAATTGCGAATCTAGTATAATTTGTTACATAATCTCTTATGCCTCTAAATTCTAATTCGGCTTTGTTTACAGTTCTCTGATTTGTATCATAAACACCAAAGAGTTGTAAAACTCCATTGTTATCGTAAACATCTTTTTCAGGCCCCATTATTTTCCACTCTAGTTCATAACCAGCATAAAAAGCTTGAACTTTTATTTTACCGTGTTGTTTTTTGTTAACTTCTGTAATTTCATGAGTATTAACTTTTTTAACAAAGTATCTAGTAAAGAAAGATTTATCGTAATCTTTTTGGGTTAATTCAGGTACATAGGTTGAAGGGGATTTCCAATTTCTTTTTGACTTAAATTTAGAATTTAAAGATTCATATTGGAAAGCTGGTACATTTAATTCATGATGTGCAGGTATTTCTGTATTTACTGCATAAGGATAAAGTCTTTTTGCTGTTTTATCTTTAGGACCTTTTCCAGATGCAAAAATTTCATCTGCTACCCAATAAAGACCAATATAATCTGTACCATCAGCAAAAGCAAATTCTCCACCTTTAGTGAAAAACCCTGTTTGATTAATTTTTCTTTTAGTGTACTTCCTCATAATTATTCGTCATGTATTTCTGTTGAAGTTCCGCTACCACCAGCATACCTATCACCAAAGCTACCACCTACATCGTCTGGAAGTATTTTTATATTATCTCCATCTTCCAAATAAGAACCTCCTGCTGGTGAAGCTTGGGATTCTTCGGCTCTTTGTGAACTATCATTATCGCCAACTCTATAAGAACTTTCTAAAGAATCTGCTTCTGTCTGTGGACCAAATTGGGTAGCTGGATGAGAATTACTTTCTAAGTCTGATGGATGTCCACTAGTCCACTCTTCACCATTTGTTATTACTCTAATTACTGTATCTATACTAGTTGTCCAATTACCTGGTTGTATATCATGTTTAACTTTTGTAACCATAAAATAAACTTTCCCTTCATATCTAGCAGGAACATAATTAGGTCTTATAGTATTTCCCCATTCTATACCCGAAAAGCCATCCATTTCAAAAGAGAAATTTATTGGTAGAACTGGTGGACTTGCGTCTGTTGATTTGTTTGGAAAATCTGGTAAAGATTTCATTGCATTAATTGCTGCATTAACAGTTTCACTATCAAGTCCATCTAAGAGGTCTCCAACTGCTTGATTAAATGCTTCTAAATGGTCTTCTTCATCAGCTTCACTATCATCTTCTTTACAAATTCTATCTTTATCATTCTTTAGGTTATTATTATCTGGGGTTAAATCATATAAATCAGGTCCTCCAAATAAATCGTACTCATCAAAAGTTTCTGCTTTTTCATCTGGGTCTTCGTCATTCCTATTAGACCCATACATTATCTGAGCTTTTAATTCTTTAGAAACTTCTGTATCTACAGTCACACTCCTAGCAATAGAATTTTTACCAAATACAGGTATTTCTATAGGATTTTCACTATCAGATGCTGTTGTATCTACATCAACTACCATTACCATTTGGTCATTTTGTGGGTGAGTTGTAACTAAAAAATTCCAAAAGCCTCCACAAGCATTATTTACTCCATCACAAACAGCATTTAAAAAATCTTCTAGTGTTGAAGCATCTCTTTCAACAGTTCTTAACCAGAAAACATTTAGTAGGATATTACTTATAAACCCTTTTTTTTCTGTTTCTGCTATAGCTTGCATTGTACCGTCAGCAGCTCTGTATTTAATTCCGCTAGGACATCTAAATGGAGCTTCTTTAGTCATTTTGTTATAAGATTCTAAATCGTCAACATCTTCAACATCACCCGTATACTCTGGATGCTCCCAAGCTGCTTGGCCTGGAAGTATACAAGTAAATGGGTCCATAGAAGATAAAAGTTTATGATTTCTTATTAGACTATTTCTACTATCACACTTTCCTACATTTGCTGTATCTCTTTTAACTAACCACTGGTGCTCTCCGTACATAGGTTCGGATGGTTCACCTTGTTCTCCGTCTTTTGTAGAAGCACCTTCTGCTGTAGGTATACAAAGCTTATTCAGAGCTTCCTCCATAGCATCCCAAGTTATATATGGCATATTAGTCATAATACTATTAGAAAAAATACCTTTAGCCCAATCTCCAAGTCCCGACCTGTTCTCTTTCATAGCTTCTGTCTGTTCAGCATCGAATCTCATAGTCACACCTGCGGGTTTTCCTAAGTCTTTACCTTTATTCCAGAAGGTTTTTCCTGAAGTATTATATGTAGTTGACCCATCACGGAAATCTATATACTCCCCAGCTTCTTGGTCCCCATCAGAAAAGTTCTTAAAAAATATTTGCATATCAGAATCTTCACAAGGTCCACCTTCTTCGTTCTCACACTCGCAAGGACCAGCTCCTTTTGGTTCTTTTATGTCTGTTCCTAGAATAACTTCAGCCATAGACATTATAGTGGTATCACAATCAAAGCCTCCATCGTCATTCATAGACCAATTGAAATTAGAAATTAAACCTTTTACAGCATCATAACAACCTGACATTTCTGCTTGTCTATCTAAAATTATCTTTTGGAATGGACCTTGGCCTAGTGCACACTCATCTTCTGATAGTAAAGGCAGTACCGAATCTCCATTAGGAGTAACGCTCCAACCCCACTCTACTACGCAAGTTTTACCTAAAGACATATAAAGCATTTCCATTTCTGAAAGTTGTGTTAAGTTCCAACAAACAAAACTTACTTTAGTTTCTCTAAGCCCACCTTGGCTTCCTTTAAAATCTACAGATACTTTAGTAATACCAGGCATTGGAACATTTCTATTAGAATCATAAGAGTAGCCAATTTTAGTTCCCGTTGATAAAATTTTTCTAGCTGTTCCACCCATTATAGAATGACCATATTGAAATTGCCTTGGAGTTTCTTTAAACCTAACATTAGAAGTCATTCTAACCCAATTCTGCCTTGTATTCCAAGCATGGGTTCCAGTCATACCGCTCATTGTGTCTGACCTAGCTTGTATAGCGTCTTTAGTCCACTGTGGTGGGTCCGTTAAAAAAAATGACATAACTATCTCTCCCTTTGGATTTTTTTGTAATCTGACATAACCTTATCCATTCTCTGTGGTATTCTTATTTGTAATCCTGCAGCTAGAGTTAATCCTCCTTTACCTACATTATTTGCTGCTGCGATAACCCACCAAAGAGTTGTATCGCCATAGTACTGCCAAGCAAGAGAATCTAACCTATCCCCTTGAACTGTTATTACGTATATATCCGATTCGTGTCTATCAATTTTAGGATAAAAAGTACTTCTGTAGTACTCCGGAGAAGGTCCATCAAGATTTCTTTTTCTATTTATTTTATTTCCAGCATACCTTTTCATATTGTTATCCTGATATTATATTATTTCCAAAGTACCATGCATTAGAAGAGTCTTGTGGAACTGATACGAATTTTATCCC